AAGTTAATGCGTCGCGTAGTTCTTTAACGCACGCGTAGTTTTCTGCATTATCAGGATCACCGGTACGATGTTCAGCTTCTTGCCGGCACCATTTGATGACCTTCTCAGCGGCTGCGTGGAGACGCTGACGTTGCCAGTCGTAATCGTCAACAACACCCAGAAAGTGAAGATGTTTTTCTTCTGCCATTTTCATTTTTTCGCGTAGATGCTCAATCTCTGCCGCCATGTAATAGCCGGTTTTGCTCCAGGTATCGACGTTATCGCCGGTCATGTCCGGTTCCATCGCCGCCATCAGAACAGCATCGCGATAGTCCTGGCTGCCACTGGTGATCGCCACGGCGTAGGAGTCACTGTTCTCGCGCTTATAGATAAGCACGACAGGGTTCTCAATTTTTTTGCTCATCGTTTTCTCCAGTGGCCCCGCAGCGGGCCATCGCTAATATTCAGTTTGCCTGTGCCGGCAGATTTCTAAGTTTCCGGACGCCGATCATTGCGGTGGCTACGTAGCTGGTTGCCCGGTTAACAACTTCAACAGGAACCTTTACGCCATCCACTACAACGGTGTAATTGGTAACGTGCTTTTGTCTGCCGTAATCGCCGAACTTCTCATGATGCGCCGCCAGTGCAACATCACATGCGCGACGACCGACTGGTGATTGCTTGCTTCTGTTAATAAGTTTCATCATCACTAAATTCCCAGTGAGGCGACGATATCGTTATCGTTCGCTGTTTCCCGGGTACTGACGACGATATCGTTCGCTGTTTCCCGGGTACTGCCTTTACTCGATATTGATCTGCGGGCATTGACCCGGTACAGGGTGAAGCCGTGCCGCTCGTAAAGTTCAATAACGCGTGGTGCGGTAGAATTACTGATAAACACTTTTGCGCCGCGCTGATGGGCTGCCACGCAGCTTTCAGCAAGCGCTACCTGGCTATCCCATGAGAACCCGCCGGAGGCGTAGCTAGTGAAGCCAGCGGTGCCGGGCATTGGCTCGTATGGCGGATCGCAGTAAACGACATCACCATCCCCCGCCAGCCTGAGAGTACGTTCGAAACCCGCAGTCATAAATACGCACGCGCTGGACTTCTTCCTGAATGCCATGAGCTCTTTTTCCGGGAAGTATGGCGCTTTATATTTTCCCCATCCAACATTGAAAAAACCGTCAAGGTTGTAGCGCATCAGACCGTTAAAGCAGTGCCTGTTGAGGTAAAGGAATGCGGCCGCTCTTTCTGTCGCATTCAGTTTCTGGGCGTTGAATGCTTCACGAATTGCTGTGTAGTTTTCGGCATCATTCAGATGTCTGAAAGCTTTCATAGCCTCTGCGATTACCGAATCAGGCACTACGGCCAGCATCTGGTACAGGTTAATCAGGTCAGCGTTGACGTCAGCCAGAAGGAAACGTTCGTGCTTGTCTGAGTTAAGAAACACGGAGCCGCCACCCACGAAAGGCTCGATGAGGCGTTTACCTGCTGGTATCAGGCGGTCCAGTTCCGGCAGCAGCGAATATTTACCGCCTGCCCATTTCAGGAACGGGCGGCGCCAGGTGCGCGGAACACTTTTTTCAACTGGTAGTACTGCCGTTGTTGCGTGCGTCATCGCCACTGTTCCCCGAACGTGAAGCCAATCTCCTTTAGCGCTTCGTCCATCTTTTCGATAAATTCCGGTACCATTTCGTTGAAGAGGGACATGTATTTATCGTCGCGCTCAACAACCACGTGGTGAATGCCTTCTCGCTTCATGCGTGGGTCATAATTCGCGAAATACCAGCCATCTCTCCCGGTTACCCACATGCTGAATTGCACCTGGGCCATATAGGCGGATTTAATAGCCTCGAAGCCGCCAAGCCTGAATTTCATGAAGTCGCGAGAGGTGAAAGGGCACTTCAACTCAAGACCGCGGCCATCACTGCACAGGCCGTCAGGAGAACAGGCGGTACGCATGTCCTCGTCACGGAAAAGGATCGGCGACCCGGTGACTTTCACGTCAGTGGTGAACTCAAACAGGGTGCGGGCATCATCTTCATACTGTTTCCCCCAGGCCAGCGCCCTGGCGTTAACTTCCGGTGCCACGCCGGTGCAAACTTCGGCAAGAAGGGTGAGAAAGTAGGATATCTTCATATCAGTCCACTTCTTGCCCGACTTTGGCCTGGAAATGACGTTGTGAACTTCGGAAGCAGTGATGACACCGAGGCGTAGACGGTGCCACGCGTCATCACCCTGCTCGATGTTGCTAACGTCAATACCTGTACGAGCCAGGATAATTTCTGGTGTCATGCTTCCACCTTCTGTTCTGCTGCTTTCTGCTTCAGGAATCCGAGGGCTTTCACTGCTTCGATTTGCGTAAGATCTGACGATGCACCAATATCGCGACGGAAGATTTGGGAGCAGAGCGGCAGCAGATCGTCATCCCATGTTTTATTCATGGTGATCAGCAGATCATTAATTTCCCGCATGGTTTCATCGCTAACCGGAGTGATGTCGCGTTCCGGCTGGCGATCTGCGGTATACGTGGTATTTTCGACAATGCGTTCGGCCTCATCCTTGTCGTAGATGCCAGCGAAACCAAAAGCAAGACGGGCGCACTGGATCATTGCTTTGTGTCGCAACATCCGTTTGGGATGTGACTGCCACGGTCCAGTAATCTCACGACCATCACGGGTTTTGAATGGTTCCCGGCGACATTCATCCATCCATTCGGTAACGCAGATCGGATGGTTACGGTCCTTACGGTAAATCCTGCATGTACATGATTCGTTATCCTGCTCAAAATCCATACCGTCAAACTGCTGGTTTTCGTTGATGATACGGGACCAGCCATCAACGCCCACCACAGGGACAATCCCGTTCTGCTTATCAGGAAAGGCGTAAATTTCTTTCGTCCACGGATTAAGACCGTACTGGTTGGCGACTATCAGTAGCGCAATAAACTGCGCATCACTGGCATCACCTTTAAAAGCTGTCTGGCGCAATGTGGTGATCAGTTCCTGCGGATCTACAGAATCCATTCCTACACGTTCAGCCAGTTTTCCTGCCAGTGTTGCGAGTGCTGTGCTCATTTGTCTTATTCCTCTGATTCAATATCAATTTGATGCCGGGAAAACGTCTCGGCCATGTACCGCACAAACTCCAACGCGCGCTCCTGGAACTCGACATCGTCATCAAATGCCCGGCTTATCGCCTGTTTGCTGGCACCGCGGCGTTGAAGTTCGTCAATGCACAGCGACTCCAGCATGTGAAGCGACAGTCCTTTCTCCAGGTCGTCAGACAGCTCGGATTCTTTCTCTTCTCTGGCGATTTGCTGGTAATGCCGGGTCCAGTCCTGAGCCTCGATCCGGTCGTAAGTGAGATATGCGTTCATGGCTGAACTCCTGAATTTTGTGTGTAACAATCCTGTCGCTTTAATAGCCGACCATTCGGTTAAATTCGGTTTTGTTGGTGGTGTCAGCCCTGCGATTCGCCGCAGAATGGGCAGAAACTCATTTTTACGTTAGTTTCCAGTCGATTAAGGTTTTTAGCCATTTCGCCGTTTTTCTTTTTGGCCCGGTATGCCAGTTTGTATTTCAGCATTACAAACAGCTTGCCTTCGGAAAGAGAAAGAACCTGATTATCCCAACCGGTATCAAAAGTGCTTTCGCTTACTTCTGCACCTTCCGGAACCTTTTCTTTCAGTCGTACTTCGATCTGAGCACCGACCTCATTAATGCAGTTGCACATCCCTTATCCCTCAAAATTTCGCGTCATAACCTGCTGGTGTTTCGTCAGCATGGATGATGCCTTCGACTGGATAGCAGTTAGTGACGCCCATTTGCTCACTCACTGCCGCTTCACATTGCTGCTGGTTGTCGAAAATACCGACAACAGCATCCTGGTAATCACCGTTCGTCATGGTGATGGTCAGCACTAATGCGTACAGTGCTCCCATCAGTGAGTCCCCGCAGGCACTAGATTTGGTTCAATAGTGCGTGAGGCATAAGGGCGGCGAATGTTGCGCAGGTTGCCCTGCGGTTCGTGCCAGTAGGTGCCATCTCGGTAGTCGAATGAAACCTGCCATGCTGCGCCGGTACGGATGTTTCGCATTGGGACGGCGCGCCCGCTGTTAGGTACTGAGCTGGTGGCTTTCATGACAGCGCCTCCACGAATTCTGCGAAGCTGAGTGCCTCCTCACCATCGGCGAGGCCTTCAAAGTATTCTTCGTATGCTTTTTCCATCTCATCCTCGTGCCTTATCGCCGGCCAGCGGAACGTTTATCACCTGCTGCGCGTTAACCTTGCCATCTCATTCCGGTCTTCGTATGCCCCGGGCGGCTACTTCGTGGGCGTCCTGCCTTGATGACTCGTTGCTGCGTTTGATAGGTTAAGTATTATCGATTCAATCGATATATGTCAATTAAATTTGATGATTAATTTTACAGGGAAGATTAAGAAAGCGAGATGTGGGTGAATTAATGACATAAAAAAACCGCCAGTTAAGGCGGTTAGTAGTTTTAAAGCTGGTTTAGCGAGAAGGAGGCTCTATTTTTCTGCGTCTTTGGTATTCAGCCATGAAATCGTCTAGTTCTTGAAGTCTGGTGCCTGCCAGCTCAATAAAACGGTCTTGTTCAACAGTCGGTAGCTGATCAAATATTTCTAAGAGCCGCTTTTGTCGGTCATTGAGATCTGTTGGACCACCTTGTGTTAGACGTTCAGGCACATCCGATTCCTCATCATCCTCCATGAAGAACCAATACAACGGCTTACCCGTGGCCTTAGGTAACAACTCTAAGATATCTTTTCGGGGAAGAATGCCGGACTGACACCAACCATTAACTGATTGAGAGGTAGCGCCGACTCTACGACCTAACTCAGATTGGGTGATCCCAGTCTCATTAAGCACTCTTTGTAAACGCTCTCCAAAGTTCATTTTTCGTTCTCGCACAATTACATGGTTTCATTATACAGATTTTTTCTGTAGGTATGGCTATCGAAATAATTTGACAGTATCGATTAAATTTGAATAATTGGTTGTATCTTCACTCAATGAGACCGACCAATGAAAGTAACTGTTCAACGCAAGATCCTTTCCGTGTGTAGCCAGGCTGAGTTGGGACGCCGACTTGGTCGCCGTGCTCAGACCGTTAACGGCTGGTTTAAAAACAAAGTTCCCGGCGAACTTGTAGTTCGAGTGGCAAGAGCTATTGACTGGAAAGTCACCCCACACGAACTGCGTCCTGATCTCTACCCAAACCCAACCGATGGCTTACCAAGCCAAGAGGCATCAGCCAAATAACCATAGAGGATATTTACCCATGGAGAATGCAATTGCACGAAAGTTAGACCCACCAGAAATCAACCCGATTGAGATAGAGAGCGTCCTGCTCAACCGGCTTGCATCAGTTGGGCAGAAATCATACGCCGAGCATATGGGCATCAGCGAGTCGACAGTCAGCAGACGTAAAGCTGAGGGATATTTCTGCAACATGGCGAAAGAGCTGGCTTTTCTTGGGATTCAGGCCGCGCCACCGGAGGCGGTACTGGTATCCAGAAACTATCTCACAGCTGTAGAGATTCTCGCTGATGCCGGTCTAAAGGCTGAACGAGCCAGGCCGGATGCGCTGGGGTGGGACTGAAAATGGCAGCAACCAAAAAGGCGAAAGCCGCGGTGAGGGGTCACCAACGGCTTTCTGGTGCAATTCATTGCGAATTCATTGCGGGGAAATTATGTCAGTAACCAGTATCGAGGTAAACATCCAGCCAACCCACAAATGCTCTTTTTGCGGAAAGACGAATATTGAAGTGGCTGGCGTTTCTATCTGCCAGAAATGCGTCTTTCAGTGCGTTGATATTGTCTTTAAATACGCAGAAAAGACGAACTCTCCAACGTATTAAATTCAGGGGTATCTATGCAAAGTTCACCATGTAGCTTAAGGCTTCTCTCCAGTAGCGCATTCGTATGCCTTAGTGAGGGCGTCGATCAGGCGAGGAACTTCCCCTACGTGCATCTCAATTTCTCGGCAGATATTCAATTCTTCCGAATTAACACCAGGGCAGTGATTGATAGAAATTGTAAGCGAATTGTCATGCTCATCGTATCTGACAGAAATTTCAGGTCTGTGCGGTGTTGCTATGAATTTGTTCATTTTAACTCCATGGTCTGTAGGTATTTTATGGCTGCTTTACCTTACATGCAATTGTACATAGCTGATTATCTGGCAGATACCATGCATCTGTCTACAGAGGAGCATGGGGCTTATTTGCTGTTGATGTTTAACTACTGGCAAACGGGGAGAGCTATTCCGAAAAGTCGTTTAGCAAAAATTGCACGACTTGATAACGAGCGTTGGATTTCCGTTGAAGAGTCGTTAAGTGAGTTTTTTATCGACAATGGTGAAGAATGGATACATGAACGTATTGAACAGGATTTGGCATCTGTTCATGCGAAGCTGGAACAACGTTCTGCCGCAGGAAAGGCCTCAGTAGCAAAGAGAAAAGCCAATAAAACAATGAAAGTTGAACGAGAAAGCAACGTGTGTTCAACGCTCGTTGAAAGTTCGTTAGAGCGGAATGCTAACGGAAACTCAACTAATAAAGATAAGAATAAGAATAAAGATCTAAAAGAATTAAAAGATCCCCCTAAATCCCCCACGGGGGGAGATAGAAATAATTTTAATCCGCTTTCGATTGAATTACCGGAATGGCTATCCCCGACTCTTTGGACGGAGTGGGTGGGTTATCGCAAACAACTTGGTAAGCCAATTAAAACCCTGCAAGGGGCCAACGGCTCGATTAATAAACTCGCAGCATACAGGACGCAGGGGCATAGCCCTGAGTTCGTGGTGAAACTGACCATGGAAAATGAGTGGAGGGGGCTACTTGTTCCTGAGGGAACTGCGAGCAAAAAGCGTCGTGACGTAAACGAAATATCTCAACCTGATAATTCGATCCCTACCGGATTCAGGGGGTAACGATGAAAAACGTAATCGGTACTGGCAGTGCGCTTGATCGCCTGAAAAGAATTATCCCAGCCAGTGTGCAGCCGAAATTCTCAACTGCTGATGAGTGGCGGGCATGGCAGGAAGCAGAAGGGCGTAAACGCAGTGAAGAGCTTGACAGGTTGAACCAGAAATCCCGCACCGAGAAGATTTTCGGGCGATCTGGCATTCAGGATCTCCATCGTAGTTGTACGTTTGCCAACTACGAAGTAAGCGGGGAGGGGCAGCGAAAAGCGTACACGATGGCAAAAAGTTATGCCCAGAACTTCGGCAGCGGATTTGCGAGCTTTGTGTTCAGCGGTGGTCCGGGAACCGGGAAAAACCATCTTGCGGCGGCAATCGGAAATCATCTGCTGGCCGGCGGTCATAGCGTTCTGGTGGTAACCATTCCTGACCTGATGCTCAGGGTTCGCGAGTGCTACGACGGTGGGCAATCAGAAGCGTCCCTGCTTGATGACCTTTGCAAAGTTGACCTGCTGGTACTGGATGAAGTCGGTATTCAGCGCGGGAGCAATGGTGAGAAGGTCATTCTCAATCAGGTTATCGATCGCCGTCTCTCATCGATGCGACCTGTTGGTGTTCTGACGAATCTTAACCACGAGGGGCTGTTGGATTCACTGGGCGCGAGGGTTATCGATCGCCTCCAGATGGACGGAGGGATGTGGGTGAATTTTGACTGGGGAAGCTACCGGAAAAACGTTAGCCACCTCCGGATCGTGAAATAAGGGGTTAAAAATGGCCCGACCTAAAACACACAGCGAACGGATGATTATTCTTGAGCGGATTATCGGTCTGGTGAAAGAGCAGGGGCGCATCACGACGAACGACGTCGACGTCGTTGCGATGTTCGGCGTGCAGACGAACGACGTCGTTGCGATGTTCGGCGTGCACCGAACCACGGCGGAGAAATATCTGCAGATCGCGTTAGTGCGTGGAGGTTTCATCCGCCACGGGCGGTGCGGCGTTTTTCGTGACCAGCGGGCAGTAATTGATTATGACCTGAAGCGTTATAGCTGCAACAAGACAACCGGATTTTCAGCGCTACCGGCACTGGAGAAAAGCCCGGTAATGCAGGTTTATGGAGCATCCAAAATGAGCATCAACAAGGGGGGAGCCCAATGAGCAACATCAAAGGTCCGCTTATCAGCAGTCAGCGCTACCTCGACAAGGCAAAGGTAAACGACAGAGCGGCAAGATTTAAGCGTTTTATCGTATCTGTTTACCCGATAGTTCTGCGTGGGCAGCAATACACCATCCTGATGGATGGCCACCACAACTACGCGGCGGCAAAACTGGCTGGCATAGAACCTGATTACCGACCAATCACCAAAAAGGTGCAGCGCATTCTCGGTGAGATGTCAGGGCGCGAGCGCGAGGCATTCTTCATCAACAACGTTACAGACAGCAACTACTACTTTGTTGAAACAGGCGAAGTGGTTCATGAGTTGGTTATGCCTGATACGTCCTGCAAATTCCAGGCGCACGCAGGTAACCAATGGATTTTTGGAGGTGCAGCATGACAATCGACAAACGTGCGCTGCGTGAAGTGGCGGAAAAGGCTACGCCGGGGACTTGGCGCCGCACCTCATCACTGTTCAATGGCATCACGGTAACGCCATTTTCTCTTTGCGGTGAAGAAGTGACTTTGGCCCATACTGTTGAGAAACGTGACGCGGAATTTATCGCCGCAGCCAACCCCGCCACCATGCTGGCGCTGCTTGACGAGAATATTCAACTCCAGCGGGAAAAAGACGCAACAGAGGCCGTAGCGCTGGCGCTGCGTGATGATATGCGACAGGCGCGGGAGCAACTGGAGGCCGCAGAAAAGCGGAACGCTGAACAGCGTGAGTATTACGAGGGCGTTATTGCTGATGGAAGTAAGCGCATAGCAGAACTGGAGAACAGCGAAACCCAGCTTATCAATGAGCGTGATGCTGCTGAATCTGCGCTGGCCGATATGTACCAGGCAGCAACAGGAGAGCGTCCAGAATGGAGCAATATGTTTGGTTTTGTTGACGCCGTTGATGTGGTGGAAGAACGACTGGCGACGCTGGAGGCCAACCAAAGCCAAACCACGCCAACAGGAATTCAGCTCATCACAGAAGCCATAGGTGCGCACGGCTATATCGTTGGCTGCCTGTTGCAAGGTCGCCCTGATTTGGCGCTGGAAGAATCGAGAAAGTGGGTATCCGCTTTCGGTCAGGCGGCGGAAATAGTTAGTGCGCAAGACGCCGCTGGCATCAAGGTTAAGGGGGTCTCTGGGAGGTTCACAACAAGACGGACCGGAAAACTCCGGCATGAAGTGTTGCGTCATAACCCGCTGCGGCGGGTATTATTTGGGGGATAAGCCCCGAGTCCCGCTGCGGCGGGTTTTTCGCCTAAAATCTGATATGAAACAACATGCTAGCTTTTGCAAAAAGTGCTATTCACCTCTTGAATATTCTTTCTAACAGGTATACTGTGTTTATATACAGTAGTTAAATGTAGAGGGAATTATGAGAATTGAACTTGTTATCAGCCGGACAAAACAGCTTCCGGAAGGGGCAGTTCCTGCACTGGAAAAAGAACTAATTACCCGTCTCCAGAATCAGTATGAAAACTGCAACTTAATCATCCGTCGCGGTAGTCAGGATGGGCTGAGTATCGTCGGTGCTGCTGATGGCGATAAAAAACGTATACAGAGCATTCTGCAGGAAACGTGGGAAAGCGCTGACGACTGGTTTTATGCATATTAAGCATCGTGGAGTCGCAGACGTTTCCAGAAATAAAGTCAGTGTGACGGGGGGTTACATGTTAGAAGACTTACCAGAATCAGGGTATGCGGTTATACGTTGTTACGATCATTGTGTAGTGGCAAGGTTCGGTAGTATTCCGGATAGCGGACGCGCCCTGATGTATCGTCGTGGTGACGAGATATCTTTTGTTCCCCTTCATCCTGATGACATAGTTGGAACTCCAACATTATTTACGCAAATGTTAGAAAAGGCAGGCTATCGAATTACCCGTTGCTTTGATACACTTCAAATGTAGGCCTGAACAACCTGCACCTGCTGCGCCACGGAGAACACCATGGCGCACGAATTACAACTCATCAAGCAGTCATCTGGAATCCTGATCCCCGCGACGCAGGAGACCAGCGATATTCTGCAATCAAAAATCAAACTCGGCGCCGTGCTGGTGGCTGAGTTCCGTCAGGTGAGGAATCCTGCATTCCATCGCCGCTTTTTCGCGTTGCTTAATCTCGGGTTTGAATACTGGGAACCCACCAGCGGCGCCATTTCTGCCAATGAGCGCAAACTGGTAAACGGTTATGCAAAGTTTCTCGCTGCATATGGCGGGAATGAGGGCGCATTACTGGATGCGGCTGAACAGTATCTGGAACAGATTGCAAACCGCCGGGTAACAAACGGAATTAGCCTCTGTAAATCTTTCGATGCATACCGCGCATGGGTGACGGTTGAGGCTGGTCACTATGACGCCATCCAGCTACCTGATGGCACCCTCCGCAAACATCCCCGCAGTATTTCTTTTTCCAGTATGGATGAGGTCGAATTTCAGCAGTTGTATAAATCCGCGCTTGATGTGCTCTGGCGGTGGATTTTATCACGTACATTCCGTACTCAGCGCGAGGCCGAGAACGCCGCCGCCCAGCTCATGAGCTTCGCGGGGTGATGACGATGAAATACTCCTGGTTCCATCATCATGACTGCACAACCGAGCAGGCCGACACGCTGATATCGGATTATCAGAAGCGGGGCGTAAGGACAGAAAAGAGCCTGAACTCTGACTTCATTACCTGGACTGTCAGCGCCCGGCTGCCTGAAGGCAATAAACCACCGCGTATAAATCGCCAGTGGCAAAACCGGATATGGGGGTGAGCATGGCTATTTATCGCAGCAAAAAGTGGCTCGCCGCCGTCGGGCAGATCGAGCGCTGTGTTCTTTGTGGAACATGGGGAACGCAGGTGGCACACCGGAACGAATTAAAAGGCATGGGGCTTAAAACTGACGACTGCGCGACCGCTGCGCTTTGCCCGGAGTGTCATCACGAAATCGATAACGGGAATAAGCTGAACAGGGAAGAGCGCCGGTGTCTGATGAACAGGGCGATCGTACTGACAGTGATTAAACTTGTACGCATGAGAAAGGTGGTACCGAAATGATTTATCCAACCAGTACCGGAAAACCGGGCGAATATTTTCGACTGAATACACTGGAAAGCGTGTGGATTCAGGGAAAACTCCGTATGTGGGGGCGATGGTCATACATCGGCAGCGGTAAACCCGGCAATATGTTTAACCAGTTGCTGGCCTCCAGAAAACTGACAAAAACAGCCATCAATGAGGCTTTACGCCGTCTGAAAAAATCAGGAACAAGCAAGCCAGAGCTGGAGGCCTTTCTTCGTGAAATGATGAACGGGAAACAAAAAAGCTGGCTGGCGCATTGTACTGATTCCGAGGCCATGTTGATTGACCGCGTGATTGGTACTGTATTAGCTGAGTATCCGGCGCTGAAAAAGTTGATTCACCAGCGTTACGAAGGGCGGGGAATGAGTAAGCGCAAAATGGCTGAGCGATTGCAGGACGTTAATCCGGAATGGTGTTTTAGCACATGTGAGAAACGTATCGCGCACTGGCTGAAGGTTGCTGAATATATGCTATATCGGCCAATGCATGATGAATTTTGTTATAGCTAAAAAAGTATTGCTAAAAGTATTGCTTTTTTACGTATAAACTGAAAAAGTATTGCTTTTTTACGTATAAACTGCTTCAATTTCGCTATGCTTCGCAAAGCTGTATCGCGAGGCGAATAACAGACATGAACACAAAAAGAACCCGCCATTGAGCGGGTTTTGTCGTTTCTGAGTTATACATCCTGAGAGATATTGCAGAAAGATATTTCTGGATACACATAATGTAACCAGACGGGTATTTACTGAATTTTATTGCGGGTTATAGAGTGACCTCGTCGCAGTGAATCCACCTGAGCGGATGGGCGGAAATGGTCATGAACATGAACGATCTAATCCTTATCAATGAAAATGCCCGCGCGTCACAGTATGACCAGCTAAAGGCGCACCGGGAGGCACCCGGCACCGCGACATCAGATTTTTTGGTGCAGTTCATGAACGTGAGAAATTTTGCGGGTTATGGTCTGAAATATGTCATTTATATCTGTTGAGGTATGGGATGGTTGTGGATTTATTAAAAGTGACCCCTCGGGATAAAAGGTATTACGGTGTGGCGGTTTTTTCAGGAGTAATAACTGGAGTTATTTCTGCTTTTGTTAAGTCAGGCACTGAGGCCATTCTTCCTCCACGTACGCCAGACAGAATAGCTCCTCCAGTGCAAATGCTAAATGATTTTGGGATTGACTGGCATAAACTGGTTTACAGCTATTCTGAACAGATGGTTTATTGGGGGGGGAATGCAATACATATCATTTTTTCAATTGTGGCAGCCATCATCTATTGCATCATTGCCGAGATTTTCCCAAGAGTGACCATGTGTCAGGGGATCGTGTTCGGTATTCTGTTTGCCATTATTTGTCATGGTATAGCACTTCCTGTACTGGGGTTATCTCCAAATCTCGCACAATTACCGCTGGATGAAATTGTATCTGAAATTGTGGGGACATGTCTCTGGATTTGGACAATTGAATTATTGCGCATTGCTCTGCGGAGCAAGATGGTTGAAACATAATTGTTGTGTGTAGGGGGGGGAGAACCGGAATATGCTGGATTTACCATGCTGTAAAAGCGGTTTTTTATTGTTTCATA